AACTTAAACCAGTGCCAGATTTAAATGAAGGGCACATACAATGGTTTATGGACGAGTTCGAACAGTTTACGAAACGTAAAGAATTGGAACGAGCTATCCTCAAAGCAGCAGATATGATTGAAGAGGGCGAATATGATCCTGTTGAGAAACTAATCAAAGATGCTGTACAAATCAGTTTAACAAAAGATATGGGACTGGATTATTTTGATGATCCGAGGGCAAGACTTATGGCATTAAAAGACAACAATGGACAGATTAGTACAGGTTGGCCTGCGTTAGATCGCAAGTTGTATGGTGGCATGAATAAGGGAGAACTTAATATCTTTGCTGGCGGATCCGGTTCTGGTAAGTCTCTCTTTATGCAGAACTTAGCTGTCAATTGGATTGGCATGGGGTTGTCCGGTGTTTACTTGACGTTAGAGTTGAGTGAAGGATTGTCTGCCATGCGTATTGATAGCATGATGGTAGACATCGGAACACGCGAAATCTTTAAGAAGATGGACGATGTTGAATTAAAGTTGGGCATGGCACGTAAGCAATCCGGCGAACTCCGAATTAAGTATATGCCTGCGCAAAGTAACGTAAACGACATTCGCGCATATGTCAGAGAACTACAAGTTCAAACAGGAAAACAAATTGATTTCTTGTTAGTTGATTACTTGGATCTTATTATGCCAGTGAGCGTTAAGGTCAATCCTAACGATACATTCATCAAAGACAAGTATGTTGCTGAGGAATTACGTAACTTAGCAAATGAGCTCCGCATTTTGTTTGTTACTGCATCGCAGTTAAACCGTTCAGCAGTAGACGAAGTAGAATTTGACCATAGTATGATCGCAGGTGGTTTGTCTAAAATTAACACAGCAGATAATGTAATCGGCATCTTTACATCACGTGCAATGCGTGAACGAGGACGTTATCAGATTCAGTTAATGAAGACCAGATCAAGCAGTGGTGTAGGCCAAAAAGTAGACTTAGAGTTTGATATTAATAGTTTGCGCATTACAGGGCTCGATGATGAAGATTCCTCTGATCCACGTGGGGGAGCTCCGAGTAGTGCAATTATGGATAAGATCAGAGCAACAACTGAAACAGTAGATAAGTCAACCGGCGAAATTAAACAGAAAGCTCCTAAGGCTGAAGTTCAAAGTAGCAAGTTGAAAACAATGTTGGCAGGATTAAAGAGCAGTACCGAATAGTATCTCTAAAATATAAATACACATAAGTTCGGAGTTAATAGTGCAAAATAAAGTAAGAAGTATATTAGACGAATTAGATGCATTGTCTAATACTAAAGATAAAGAGAATATAGTAGAGAGTCGTGCCATGCATGTTATCTCTGGTGCTATCAATCTTATCGAATTTATCCGCGAGAATTATGACCCCGATACTGCGTTAGAATTAGAGCGTAGACTCATAAACAGTATACGGGGACAAGATAGTAAAAAGTTCTCTCGTGCTGTTAAAAAAATCAAAGAAAGCAAATCTAAGTAAGGACCCCGATGGATATTAAGAAGTTTAAGAATACACCTGAAGGTGCGGCTTTAGATCCGTACTCTTTTTGTCATCAGCCTTGGTGTGGATTAGGCATCACCACATCGTCCTCGCAGCCAGGTGACAACGAAAACCACGAACTAGGTATCAACTTTAAGCCATGCTGCAAATTTACAGTACCGTTAGGCATGACACATGAGGAATACCTTCAATCTCCTATATTAGAAAAAGTTAAACAACAATTCTTACGAGGAGAAAAACCCGAAGAATGCATCCGTTGTTGGGAAGACGAGGATCAAGGGTTGCCGTCGCGCAGACACTATTTGACTGGTGATATGCCAGAAGAAGAGTTCGACTTTAACGAATCGCAACCTAAGTGGATTACGGCATTGCACAGTACCACTTGCAATTTAGCATGTCGTATATGTGACAGCAGTAGTTCTAGCAAATGGCAAACTGAGAATCGCCAGCATGATTGCTTAGAGGATGATAAATGGGATAAACGTTATCTTCATTATAAGAATCAAAAGCACATGGATGAACTAGTTCGTTTAAGCAGCAATCTGCACAAGTTTACATGGTACGGCGGCGAGCCGTTCATAGGCGGTGAAGAAGAGCATTTAGCGATGATTGACCAATTGCCTCGCAGAACCACATTAGAGTATCTAACAAATATTACCATTCAGCCTACCCAAAAAATCTTAGAGAAATGGTCCGAGTTTGACGATGTATTAATCTCGTTAAGTATCGATGGCATCGATGATTATTTTGAATATAATCGTTGGCCAGCCCAATGGGACGTAGTTGAGGGGAATGTTAGATTTTATAGGCGATTAGCTAAAAAAAGAAACATCAGACTCCGTATGAATTATGCTGTGACAGTATTGAATGTGTTACACCTCGAGGAGTTCTTTGATTGGAACTTAGCGAATGAATTGCCAGTCGCAGCAATCACCATGGTTCGATATCCATTTGAACTAAACATTAGATGTTTGCCTGAAGAAGCAAAACGAAAGGTCCATCATAAGCTACTAGGCTCAAAGAACCCTACACTGATAAATATTGCTAAGTATATGGTAAGTGAAGACCATAGTCACTTATGGGAAGATACGAAGAAAAAGATCAATACGGTTGACATCACACGTGGTCAATCGTTTGCTAAAATCTTCCCTGAGGATGCAAAGATATTAGGTTTAATTAATGAAAATAAACGAAATAAATGAAGGTCCTTTAGGTAATCTTGCTGGTGCCGCTGCTAGACGTTATGCTCAGGCTAATCCAGGTAGGGCCGGCGCCGCCGCAGCTGGTAAATTTTCTTCTGGCAAGAGAGAACAAGCAAAGTTTAACAAAGCAACCGATCTGTTATTTACGAAGTGGGCGAATCGACGAGATTTATCAGGTGACAAATTTGAACCATTCATCTCTAAGTTCTTCGGTGGCCGCGAGTTAGGCGATAACATTCCGGACGGCAGCAACGATAGAGAAGTTAAGGAATGGCTGCACACAATGATCCAAAAACATTGGGGTACACCAGTGCCAGTAAAACCAAGATTACGCGGCCCGGCCGCAGTAGTACGACCAGGAGCGCAACAATGAATTTACAAGAAGGCGGTAATATCTTTAAGGGTAAAGATAAGAAACCACTAACCATCAGGATTAATCAAGCTGACGTAGATCCTACTCTACAATGGTTGGAACAGATATTAAAAATTGACCTAGTTAATAATAAACTAGGAACAACAGGTCGCAGAGAGACCTCAGGCGATTTAGATATTGCAGTTGATCAATCTAAATATTCTAAGGATGATATTGTAGACAGATTAAAAGCATGGACTGACCAGCACGGATTAAATGCAAAAGAATGGATCAGGAAGTCCGGCATTAGCGTACACTTTAAAACACCCATCAACGGTAACGACAAGAACGGATTTGTGCAAACAGATTTAATGTTTGGCGATCCGACTTGGATGGCATGGAGCTTACGCGGAGCATTTGGCGACACCCCATTTAAAGGTGTACATCGTCAAATCCTTATGTCTTCGATAGCAAAGGTACAGGGATTAAAATGGTCCCCTACAGCTGGCCTGACTAGCAGAGAAACCAATGAACTGGTATCTAAGGATCCAGATGAGATCGCACGTTTACTATTAGGCGGCAATGCACGTAAAGACGATTTAGAAAGTGTAGAGACTATAATCGATAAGATTAAAACTCGACCTGATTACAGTAAATTAGTAGCAGATGCAAGAGAAACATTTGCAAGAGACAATTTAGAATTACCAGAAAGCGTACAGGAAGGTACTGCTAAATGGATGAGAGATATGGCAAATAAATTATGAACGAATTAGACAACATTAAAAAGAATGCAGGATTAACCGAAGGTGTAATGGGAGATCTCGGACGTAAGATGACCGGGCGTATCTCGGAGATAGACAGCGTTCGACGAACTGCTAAGAATGGATTGCAGCAAGCAATTAACGGACTTGAGCGACCAGAAGCTATGTTCGGCGATCCACCAGACTCAGGTGAGATCTATGGATACTTAGAGAAAGTACGTAAAGAGCTCATCCAGGTGTTTATGGCAATTGATAAGATTAAATGAGCGACAAAGATCCTCAAGAAGAGTTTTTTGAAGCAGTCGGACAACTTGTCTTTTGGGGTGTTGTGTCGGGCATACTTTTAGCAGCATTAGCATTATGGGATTGATATGAGATTATTTGAATTTACAAAATTAACTGAAGCAAAGGTAGGCCGAGAGTATCAACATCTAGAAGATCTTGTATTTGTTGACGGTAGCGAGGGTGCGCAACGAGCAGTTGACATTTTAGAAAGACTGTCGCAAGATACAAGTGATGTTGCTATTAAGTGGGATGGTAATCCTACGTTGTATTGGGGCAGAGAGCCATCTGGACAATTTGTATTAGTAGGCAAGAACGGCTGGGGTAAGAATATGAGTACTACCGGTCGTGACTTAGCATCATACATTAAGAATTCGGGCAAGGGATATAAAGAAGAACCATGGCGTGAGGGATTCGGCAACTCCATGGGGAACATATTTAACATCATTAAGAAGAATACTCCTAAGGATGTGCAAGGATATGTATTCGGCGATTTACTGTATTACCCAAGTAGACCATACACAGTGTCAGGCGATAAGATTCAGTTTACACCAAACCTAGTCACATATACTGTAGACAAAAATAGTGATTTAGGCCAGCGTATTTTAGCAAGTGAAGTTGGTGTCGTAGTTCACAGTCAATTCCCAGAATGGGCATCGAAAGCAGGAACACCGATTACCGATACAGAAGGTCTCAACGGACCGTCCCTTGTAGTATTAGGGCAGACATATGTTAATCATGTGCCTAAAGTAAAGACAACGGATCTGAATCAGATTCGCAAAATGATTAAGACTTACGGTGCGGAGATTGATCAGTTCTTAGCGCCGATTAAAGTGTTAAGCGATCTTAAAGCTCTCATTTACACTTATGTCAATACAATGAGCAAAGCTCGCAGGCTTAACGATTTGGGTACTGGATTTGCTGACTGGGTCGAAACTAGTGGTCGTGTTAGTGC